TGAGCCAATCCGCTGCCAGGCTTTGAGGTCGTGTTTGGTGCTGGTCACCAACCAGGCTCCCAGGACTGCGCCGAACAGTGCGTCCCCGTCGATGATCGGCACGGCACTTGCCAGCCCCAGGCCCATCAGCAGGCCGGTGATGGTGCTCGATGTCGGGTCAGCCATAGAACGCCGCTCCATTCAGTTCCATAGGTTCACCATTTGCCGGTTGGGCGCGCTGGGCTGCACATCGGGCAGGGTGACGCTGGTGCCGTGCGGCAAAACCGGGCCAAGGTCAGCCAACCCGGGGTTGGCTTGCAGCACTGATTCGGTTACGCCTGCGGTGCGTCCGTAATGTCGCCAGCAGATGGCGTCCACGGTGTCGTGCTGTTGCGCTAGAACTGTTGTCATCAAATCAGCTCCACGGTGCTGCGTCCCAAGCCCAGAAAGTCCCGAATGGCCCAGCGCTGGTCGCGGCGGTATTCGTCGACGGTCGGGGTGAGGTCTTCGGCGTTTTGCTTGCCACTACGGGTGCTGTCGTAGCTTCGGTAGCGCTCGCAGACTTCGGCGCTGGTGGCGACGTGGACCGCACGCAGATATAGATGCACTCGCTCAGAAGTGTTGCGTACTAGATTGGCAGGCACTTTTGCGAGCGTTGGGTAGCCGTTGGCTTGCTGTTCGACGCGCCAAGCTTCCAACTCACGATTGACGTTGATGGTCGCTGCGATGACGGCGGTTTCCAGCCGCGCAAGGCTGACACTGGCGTCGATGCGCTGCGCTGCGCGCAGGGCGTCCAGATCGATGGATGGCCAGAAAGCGTCGCTGTTGATATGGCCGCTCACGGTGGGGCCGCTGGCGATGAATCCACTCATGGGGTTTTGCTCTGTCGGTAGTCGCCGGTGGTCGGGGCAAAGCGGGCCAGCAAATTGTTGACCGCTTGCCCCGAGCCGGCGGGGTGCGTGGGACGCTCGGTTAGCCGCGTGCCTCTAAGTGGAAGGCGCGGTGTGTTTTTTCAGCAGGCGTTCGGCGCTCTCCAGATCCTTCTTGCCGCCGCAGCTGCTGTGCAGATCGATAGCGCGCTTGAGCAGGTCGATACCGGCCTGAATCTGACCGGGTTGGCCGGGTTCATCGGCATCGATCCCAGCGAGCATGGCGCGACCCGTTGCCAGGTACAGCTTGGCGCGGGCTTCATCGGGCATGTCCTGTTCGGCGGTCAGTTTCAGGGTGCGTTGCAGGATGGGCCTGTCGAACGACTCGCCGGTTTTCTGTGCCTTGAGCGCTGCCGTGGCAATCTCTTCGGCAACAAGGCATCCGGTCGTTCGTTCGAAGCGATCGGGCATCAGCAACTTGTGTTCAAGCACGTAATCCGCGATGTCCAGCGCGCCGCCGTAATCCCCAGCATCGATTCGCCAGACCATGATCGTGGTCATGACTTCATCCTGGGCACCTTTGCCGGACGCCAGAACGCCTTGCACATAAGGGATGTATTCGGGCAGCAACTGACGCTTGAGTTCAGCCTTGCCCTGGTTGGACTGCACCTGCTTGAGACGCAGTCTGTCCTGGAGCAACTGATTCAGCTGATGCTCGTAAGCGGTTGCGCCGGCCATGGTTTGCAGGGGCGCGGTTTTGGCCGACTCCATGGCTGCACGAACACGGCGCTGGTGGGCTTGGGCAAGGCTGAGGACCATGATTATTCCTGCTCTGGCGCGTCGACGGCTTTGATGTTTTCCAGCAGGCAGCCCATGCCGTATTCCTCGACCACGTAGGCTTCGTTGGACGATTCGAAGTTGCTGATGCGGTTCCACTCCGGCTCCTCTTTGAGGTAGCGGCGGCGTGCGCCGATCTGCCAATAGAGCGACAGGTTGGCAAGTGGAGTAATCAACATCGCGCCTTCCGGGATATACGGCACTTCATACAGCGGCAGGCCGCCAACCCGGCGTTGAGCAATGATCAAGTCGCTGGCCAGCACTTCAGTGGACTCCTGCTGCTTGTTCACCAAGGCCAGGAACTTGTCATGCACCAGCTCGCGACCGGTAAGGACGACCAGTCCCGGATTACGGCGATACCAAGGGTCTAGCAGCTGGATTGCGTCATAGACCAGGGCGTCGATATTCTCGAAATCCCCTTTTCTGCCAATGCTGATCCGCCCCGGCGTTTTGCCTTCCTTCATGACTCGATCTAGCGCGTGAGTGCGGTATTGCTGCATCCATCCGATGTTCACGTCTTCCAGCAGCGGATGCTTATCTCGGTCAGTCTGGCCCGCGGCTTCAGTACCGTAAAAGCCGATCTGAATACGGTCCAGCGCCTGGCGTTGAGCGATGGCTGTCGACAGGCGCGTCTGGAAGTCCGGAAACTTGGCCCAGGCGTCGAGCTGCTTGTAGGTGACGAAGGTGTCGAAGTCGGTCTTTTCGGTTTTGTATTTGTCCGACGACAGGGTGCCGATGCTGCGTGGTTTACGCGGGTGCTGTGCCGTATCGGTGCGGCTGGCTACCGTGCTGCCAACGCCCAGCCCGACTTTCTCGCCTTCCTGTTCGTCCACGCCGATGATGTTGATCCTGCTCAGGAACTCGCTGGACTCCTGAATCTTGGTTTCAAGGCGCTGCTGGATAGTCGGCTCAACGTTGAAGGTCGCAGTGGCGGACTCTACGCCGTTGAGCTTGGCGACCTGGCCGCTGTAAGCGCTGAATAGTTTTCGTGTGTCGTTACGCATGGAGTGCTCTCGCTAAAAAGGCGATATCAAAATTCGGTCAGGATGGTGGGCGCGCCACCGGAGGCGACGGGACGCTGTTGCTGACTGTGATCCTGGGTGTTGCCCAGCTGGGTTTTCAGTTCGCTGAAATCGGCGTTGAGCTGCTGAAGTTGGTGGCGCAGATCTGCTGTGGTGCGCTGCTCGGCGGCGAACTCATCGGCCAGCTCTTTGCTGTGTTCAGCAACCGCTTCCAGGGCCTTGCCCATCGTGGAGAACTCGCCGTCGTCGCGGTTTTGTTTGCTTTTGAACAGCTCTTGAATGTTGTTCAGTAGCTGCGCGCCGAGGCTGGGTTTGTCTTCGATTTCCTCGAAAATCAGCTCGGTCTCTTCAGCCAGGGTGAACAGGTTGTCAGGCGATTGTTTGCGGGCTCTGAGCGGGCTGGCTTCAGGATTTTGCGCCGAGAAGGCAAGCATTTCGGTACCGAGGCTGGCCGGGGTGTCAGTGACGCCCTAACCCATCAGGTAGGCCTTGCCAGAGTCGGCGAACTTCTCCCGAACCTCGATGCTGGTGAACAGCTTTTGCTTGCGCGTGTTGACCATGCTGACCAGATCGTCAGTGGGCTGGATCTGCGCGAACAAGGCGCGGACCTTCTTGCCATCGATCTCTACGTCATCAGCCTTGACCGCCAGGACGTCGCCATAGGCACGAAACGGCGAGTCGGGCAGGGTGCCGCGAATGTGCTCCAGCCACACCCGTGCGCCGTACTTGCTCGGGTTGTAGGTGGCGGCCATCTGTTCAATCCAGTCGCGCTCTATGCGCCGGCCATCGGTGGTCGCGCCCTCAACGGCCACGCGGAAAAATTTGCTGCGGAATTTTTTCATGCCGGGTCCTCAATGCGGTGAACGCGTAATGCGTGGCAATGAGGTGCATGGTCGTGATAGGGGGCTGAAGCGGCAACGAAGGCACGTTGTAGAACGCAGGGTTACAAGGAGGCGGGGTATAGAGTAGCGGCGCATGTCGGCAGCATCGCCGCCATGAACATGACTGAACTGTTACCGATCGATGCCCGCCGCCAGGCCAAGTTTTTGTACTGGATGGGCTGGCGCGTCTGCGAGATAGCCGAGGCTACCGGCGAGAAGGAGAAAACGCTACACAGCTGGAAGGCCCGAGACGAGTGGGATCGCGCCGATAATTTAGAGCGAATCGGCGGTGCTTTGGAAGCCCGCCTGGTGCAGCTCATTCTCAAGGACGGCAAGACCAGCGGCGACTTCAAGGAAATCGACCTGCTGCACCGTCAGCTTGAGCGGCAGGCGCGTATTCAACGCTTCCAGGACGGCGGTACCGAAACCGACCTCAACCCGAACCTCGCGAAGCGCAACGAAGGTCCGAAGAAGAAAACCCCGAAAAACGATATCAGCGAAGCGCAGATCGAGCAGCTGACGGAAGCCTTTCTGGATGGCTGTTTCGACTATCAGAAAGACTGGTATCGGGCGGGCAATCAACGTACCCGCGTGATCCTGAAAAGCCGCCAGATCGGCGCGACCTACTACTTCGCCCGTGAGGCTTTCATTGATGCGCTGGTCACCGGGCGTAACCAGATATTCCTGTCGGCTTCGAAGAATCAGGCCTACCTGTTCCGGGGCTACATCCAGGCATTCGCTCGTGAGGTGATCGGCGTTGAATTGACTGGCGATCCCATCGTTTTGCCCAACGGCGCAGAACTATTTTTCCTCGGGACGAATGCGCGGACTGCTCAGGGCTACCACGGCAATTTTTACTTTGATGAGTTCTTCTGGACCTTCAAGTTTGAGGAGTTAAACAAGGTTGCCTCAGGCATGGCCATGCACAAGAAGTGGCGTAAAACCTACTTCTCGACGCCTTCCAGCATGGCCCACGAGGCCTATACCTTTTGGACCGGCGAGCGCTTCAACAAGGGCAAGCCGGCCGCGCAACACACCAAGGTCGATGTGTCCCACGGTGCGCTCCAGCAAGGGCGCTTCTGTGAGGATCGGCTGTGGCGACAGATCGTCACCATCCTCGACGCGGAGCAGGGCGGCTGTGACTTGTTCGACATCGAAGAGCTGCGCCGGGAATACAGTCCAGAGGCCTTCGCTAACCTGCTGATGTGCGAGTTTGTTGACGACGGCGCGAGTATCTTCCCGCTAAGCATGCTGCAGCCGTGCATGGTCGATAGTTGGGTTGAGTGGGCTGAGGATTTCAAGCCGTTCGCGATGCGCTCGTTTGGTGATCGGCAAGTCTGGATCGGTTACGACCCCGCTGAGACCGGCGATTGTTCCGGCCTCGTGGTGGTCGCGCCGCCGTTGGTACCGGGCGGGAAGTTTCGCATCCTGGAGCGGCACCAGTTCCGGGGCATGGACTTTGCCGCGCAGGCTGCTGCAATCAAAGCTGTTTGCGGCCGATTTTGGGTGACCTATATCGGTATCGACGTAACCGGCTTGGGCAGCGGCGTAGCGCAACTGGTGCGCCAGTTCTTCCCGAACGTGACCACCTTCAGCTATTCCCCCGAGGTCAAAACCCGTCTGGTACTCAAGGCTTATGACGTGATCCACAACGGCCGCCTGGAGTTCGACGCAGGCTGGACCGACATGGCTCAGTCATTGATGGCCATCCGCAAGACTGTCACCGCTGGCGGTCGGCAATTCACCTACACCGCAGGGCGTAACGACCAAACCGGCCATGCCGATCTGGCGTGGGCGCTCTTTCACGCATTACACAACGAGCCGCTGGAAGGGCAGACCACTGCCAACACCGGACGCATGGAGATTTATTAATGAGCACAGCCATTCAGACCGCCGCCCAGTCTGCGGGTGTCGAGGTTTTCAGCTTTGGCGAACCCACGCCGGTATTGGCGGGGCAGGAGATGTTCGACTACCTGGAGTGCTGGTTTAACGGCCGCTGGTACGAACCACCGCTGGCCCTAGACGGCCTGGCACGCTCAGTCCGCTCCAGCGTGCATCTGCATTCCGGGTTGATGTTCAAGCGCAACATGCTGAGCAAGTCATTTATCCCGCATCCGCTGCTGTCCCGCGCCGCCTTCGAACAGTTCGCCCTGGACTACCTGTGCCTGGGCAACGCCTACTTGGAAACCCGCCGCTCAATGCTCGGCAAAACCCGCGAACTGGTCCCGCCGCTGGCAAAGTACATGCGTGTGGGTCGCGACGGTCGCTACTTCATGGCCCAAGGCTGGAACCAGGTGCACGAGTTTGAACCGGGCACCATTTTCCACCTGCGCGAAGCCGACCTGCACCAGGAGATCTATGGCGTGCCCGAATGGATCTGCGCCCTGCAATCAGCGCTGCTCAACGAAGCCTCAACCCTGTTCCGCCGCAAATACTACGAAAACGGCAGCCACGCAGGCTTCATCCTCTACCTGACCGACCCTGCCCAGAACGAGGCCGATATCGATGCGCTGCGCAACGCACTGAAGAACGCCAAGGGGCCGGGGAATTTCCGAAATCTGTTTGTGTACTCGCCCAACGGCAAGAAGGATGGGTTGCAGCTGATACCGGTCAGTGAGGTGGCGGCTAAGGACGAATTTAATTCGATCAAGAATCAGACGCGGGATGATGTGCTTGCTAGCCTCCGGATACCGCCGCAGTTGATGGGGATTGTGCCGCAGAATGCGGGTGGGTTTGGGTCGATTAAGGAGGCGACCGAGATTTGGGTGGAGAATGAGTTGGGGGTTATCCAGGGGAGGTTGATGGGGGTTAATGCGTGGGTTGGAGATCACGTCCTTAGCTTTTGTGATTAAGGTTGTTTGTCGGGTGGCGGGGTCCACATTCACAATATTTCGTCAACTAGGGTTGAGTGTATGGCACTAGCTATAGCTGTACTAACAGTAGAGCTAATTCCGGACAAATCATGGCTTCTGAAGTAATCATCGGTGATTTCATTTGCTAGTTCATTAATTTGTTGGCTTGTAGCACTGGTTCTGTCGATGGTGATAAGAGTCGGATGGTTTCGTACAAATGATGGTATGTTTGCGTTCGGTTTCAGGCGTGAGTTTTCTTTGTAAATATTGGTGATGGTCGTGCTGCGCTCTGATCTGAGGCTCTTCAGTTCAGCTTTCATTTCCATTAAAGCTTCAATGATGAATTGTTCTGCTTCAACTGGTTTGCTCTCGATTCCAGTAGTGATGAATTGCCCAAAATGCTTGAGAAATGTAGTATATTCTGGTTTTTTTGATGCTTCATACGTAGCGATAACTTTGGATCTTAACTTGACTTTAAAGTTTTGAATAGTTAGATAGTGAAGGTCTCTCGGGTATTCGATGTGTTCAATTGGTGCGGTATCAAAGGAATAATTCGTCTTGTCATCTTTGATAATTATGGTGGGTTTGTCGAATGCTAGCCTCATTCCAAGTTCGAACATGACATTCGGATTCTTACCGCTTACGTCACAGATGATCATGTCGTTATAATAAATATTTTCTACTATTCTTTTTTGAATTATTCCTACCTCGTTAGAGTCACTAACAAGTTCCACGATGAAATCAGTATCCTGCAGTGCTTCCTTAATTATAAAGCGAACCTCCTCCCAATGGGCCTCACTACATCCATCCATTGCCGCTATCGGGGCAATCAGCCCGCATTTCGGTGGATTGCCCTCTACTTTCGCTTCTTTTTTATTCGTCATATTCGAGCCTACATTTGAATGATCTCAATATGGCATCATGGTCAGGCAGTAGGTCATATTTTGTCAATGCAGTCAGCTCGGAACTAAGGGTTCTCCGGCCTCCTTAGGTGGGAGCGCGAGCAGCGTTCCACCGCCCCGTCCCTGCTACCGCTTCTTGATGAGATCCGCACCTTGATTCCTCACATTCCCCACCGCCTTACCCACCGCATACCACTCAAAATCCTCCACCGGCCTGCAGCACTCCCTGGCAATCGCTTCAGCTCTCACCGCATCAGTAGACGGATCCATCCATTCCAATGCCAGCTCCGGCGTCAGCACCAGCGGCCGCCGATCATGAATATCCACCATCCCTGAATCACTCGCCGCCGTGATGATCACAAACCCATCATCCTCTCGCGGCTCAAGCCCCGGCGTCACCTGTGCCAACGCGCCGTAAAACATCGGCGCCTGGCTCTTCAGTCTGATGTAATACGGCTGCTTTTTTTTCGGGTCAGCCGGATCCTTGACCCACTCAAACCACCCATTCGCTGGCGCAATAGCTCGGCCATTCGGCCACAGCTGCTTGAAGAACTTCCCTGTCGCCACGGTCTCGACCCAGGCATTGATCGGATCTGGTCGTTTGCCTTTCGCCCAGAATGGCGACCAGCCCCAACGCACTTTGTCCACGCTAAGTCCGCCTTCCACGGGGCGGATTATCTCGACGCGAGTGGAGGGAGCGACGTTATAGCGCTCGATCGGCCAGAGGTCGTACCCGTTGATCACCAGCTGCTTTCGGGCGAGCTCGCGCAGATAGTGGTCCATGGATTCGTAGATCGAATAGCGTCCGCACATGCTGTCACCCGTCGAAATTTCCTACAGAGGAGATTGACCGAAACCGGCCTTCGTCGTTAACTGTATATACATACAGCAATCTACTGCAAGGTTCGCATCATGAGTGTCACTATCCTTGGCCCGTTGTCGGCAGGGGGCGAGAAGCTC